AAAGGGATCCAGCATTGCATCTGGCATATTGGAATTGTCTAGGCGGAAAGTTATAGCACCGAGTGAGCCTCTAGGGTTTTTACGAAGGGCAAGCTCTCTAGTAGCAATCTGTGTAATGTCGACTAAGTCTTTAATGTTAGATTCAGTAGATTTCTCAAAGAGACCAAAAGAGGCGATAGAGTCTTGATCAGAGTCAGTGTAAGTAGAGTTGTAACCAGTTGAATATCGATAGATCAGGCTGTTACGGATACGAGCGATCTGAGTCTGAGACTGGATACTGCTGGCAGTTGCATAAGATCCATCAAGGTTAGTAAAGCCATTGGCTGCAAGGTAATTAGACCTGTGATCGGCATCGTCATAATTCACATTCCCATAGCGATCTTCGTTGAGCTGACCGAGTGCGCTTTGTGCTATCTGATCTGCAAGAGATCCAGACTTGGCAGTGGCATTGGCAGTCTGACTGATCATTGTATAAAAGCCTGAGTCAATAGTGCCGATGTAGGACTCTGCATCATTCCATGTTTGAGTTGGAGGATATGTATCCCACGTCACAGTTGGAGTTATTTCATTCCATTTAAGATTAAGTGCGCTGCCTAGGATCTCGCCTATCTGTGCGCCATCCAAGCCTTCTGCTAGGGCTGTGTTATAGATGGACTTTGTAAGTTTAGAAAGGCTTCCAATTCCAAGGATAGTGCCAGTAGTTACAAAGCCAGTCTCGTCTGGGCTTCTGACTGCAATGTTAAAGTCTGATACTTCTCCACCGAATACAGTGACATAAGCACCTGTAGAGTTTTTAAGTTCTAGGGTTACGCTTTCGGTAACATTGATAGTAAAGGGTGCATTGGTGCTATTGATAATGTCTACTTGACAGTAGCCTGCTGTAGGTTGCCGATCAATGTCTGTGCGACCTGTGGCATAACTGACAGATGTAACAGTGGTATAAACATCATCGCCAACGGTTACTCGCCATTCTGGAAGCCATGTCATACAAGCGTACCGGCTTTAATTGTGCCTCGATCTATAGCATTTTGTACAATGCTTGTGATCAGGCTTGCAAGCGCGTTAGGATCTCCGATCACACCATTGAAATTGTTAGTTACTGAAACTGGCTGAGCATTACCAGCTTTGATGGCAGCAGCGTTTTCTGCTGCTGCTGTAGCAGCGATAGAGATAGCTGCAATAATGGAAGCTAAAAGAGCTGGATCGCCCAAAGCAGATGGGACAGCTGTAGGCAATGGAGGTGAATTAGAAGTCGTAGTTCGGTTTTCAATATCAGTTGCAACATCTGGTCTAAGAGACTTAGGATCTGTTACGCCAATAGCCAAGCCTTCTGCTACCGTAATTTTTTGACCGCTAGTAAGCCTTCTAAGAATATCGGTTATTTCTTCTCCAGTAAATTTCTTCTTAACAGTACCGCCAGCTAATACTTTTGCTGCTGCTGTTGCAGCTGCTAAAGCTGCTAAAGCTGCTTCGGCTGCTGCGCTGATTTCAACCTTGATGATTCCGCCAGAAGGGATATTTAGGCTTTCTAATATTGCCTTAGCATCATTCAAGTTCTTTAGGCTGATTAGATCTTTTGCAGCCAGAGCTTCTAAAAGTTTTTTTATGTCTATAATCTTAAGTTCTTGGTTAGTTAAAACACCAAGGAGTTTCGTGCTTTCGTTAAGTGCTTTAGTAGCTGCTTCAATTCTTTTAATATCGCCTGAGGCAATAGCATCTTCTAAAGTTTTAATATCTCGCAATACTGACAAGCGAGTAAGATCATTAGTAATGGCTAGAAGTTGAGCTGCGCTAGTAGCTTTCTTTAATTGATCAACCTGATTTATTTTCGCTGCTTCTAGTTGGATTGCTTCTATGTCAAAGGCAGCACCACCCTTGCCTAATGCAAGATTAGCCTTATCAATGGCAGCAGCTAGTTTCTTATCTTTTAAGATTTTCGCTTGGTTGGCAGCTTGCTCTTTGACGAGAAGTGCAAGGGCTTTAGCACGAGCTATGGCTTCTTTTTCTGCCTTTGCTCGCGCTGCATCCTGCTTTAACATCTCAGGTGTTTTTAATACAAAAGTACCTAAAGGATTTTTATTCGGTGTTGATTTTGGCTTTAGCTTTGACTTGTCCATAAAGCCAGAGGGATCGCCTTCTACAATTAAATTAACTAATGGAGAAGTCTTTGTAACAAACCAAGCTAAACCTTTAGAAGCAAGATCTAATGGAGTGTTAAGAGTTTTAATAACTTTAGAAAGGTTGACAGATAATGCAGCAGCGTTTTCAGCAGCCTCTAGCATGGTATCTGCCAAATCTTCAACGGTGGTGTCACCTGAAAGAATCATTAGTGAATCAATGATTCCCTTGCCTATTACTTCTTTAGCTTTATTGCCAGCCTCAGTTAAGATTAAAAGTTGTCCAGAATAAGTGTTAGCTGCTTCTCTACCTGCTCCACTAAAGTTTTTATTTAACTTTGTTTGGATTGTATTAAAATCGCTTGCAGCTAGTTCTGCCTTAGTAAGACCTGTGTTGTAGTTACTTAGTGCTTTTGTGTTTCCAAGATAAGCCTGTGAAAGGGCTTTAGCCACATCGGTGACATCTAATGACAATGCGGAAGATGTATCTATTGCAGTATTAAATATATCTTGAGCTTTTGATGCTGACCCTGTAGCACTAATTAAAGCCTGCATTGCTGGGACTGCTTGACCCCCAGTTATGCCGTAGAGTCTGCCAATCTTGTCGATGTAAGCATCGATGGATGGCTGGTCAAATGCTAGACCTAAGTTCTTAACTGTGTTGACTAAAACAGTGCCTTCGCGTTCTGCATCCATAAACGCACGAACTGATTGCTTACCGAACTGAACTATCGCTGCTGCTGAAAACGCCACTCCGAATGTGCCTGCAAGTTTTTTAGCACTTCCGTTTAGTTTACCTATAGCGGTTTCGGCTTGCTTAAAACCTTTACCATCTAGCTTGGAGCCAATGTTAATATCTATAGCCATTAGGCAGCCTTCCTAAAGGTAGCAGTTTTAGATCTTTCGATAAATGTACGCTCCGCTTTATCGATTGCTTTAATGGCTGCACCGTAAGCCTTGCCCTGATCTTGCGCCCATGCTTTTAGGATTAAGCGACCGCGACCCTTTGTGCTACTAGTAAGTGCTCCAAGGTTTTCAATAAACTGTGTGCCTGCATTAGGGTTAGTAGATCGACTTACCTTTTTAGATGCGCCACCTGATTTAGAACCTACCCAAGGTTGCCCTTGACCATTATTGGCTCTACCTGCTGTTTCGTAGATAGCACCTGCAACAGATTTATTGAAGATAGTTGCATTAGATGTAAAGCCTGATCTAGTGGTTCTGCCTTGCTTTGTTGTAAAGCCAATCCCAGAACGAATAGTTCCAGCATTGAAAAAAGGAAAGCGAGCTTCTGAGAATGATCGAGTAGCCCATCCTGACATAGGAGAATCGGACGGCACAAAGCCCCTAGCCTTTTTGGCAATAGGAGCTAGTGCAACTCTCAATTCTGTGTTCAATTCTTTGTTCAAGTCAGGAGCAAAGTTTCTAATGGCTTTGCGAGTTTGTTTAACGCCTTCTATTTTTACTCGCATCGCTCACCTCTTTCGCTTCATCCTTTAGACCTTGTACTAGAGCATCTAGCATGGTCTTATCTAAACTGATTAAATGCTGTGGCGCGATACCCAATCTAATGCTTAGCCTAGCAATTAGATAGGTGAATGGAAGATCGCGCTTTAAGCTAAAGGGTCTGAATCCTCGACACTTACTGATTTCAGTGTTTCGATAAACTCTAAACCGTAAGGCTTAACAGTTTCACCTGACCTGCGTATTACTTCCCATGCTAACCAATAGACATCGCTCTGCTTTTCTTCATCGCGAAACGCCTTATGGAAGCCCTTTTTAGCGTACTGCTCAAACGAGTACTCCACTGCTGGAGTGATTTCGCCTTCTAGTACGCTTCCATCTGTACGAACTATCTTTAGTTTTGCCATGGTCCCGCCCCTTTGTTAGTTTCTTACGCGGTTGTTACTGCAATAGTACCTGATACGTTCCATGTCACACTCTGAGTTGATAGGCTTGCAACATCTCCGTTAGCTGGAGTGATGTTGTTGACCAAGCATGTCATTGTGTACAAAGGATTGTCAGCTGCAACAGCAGCAGATGTCTGC